TGCAACAGCACATATGTTATTTGATGTTTTAAGAGGTCCTTTATATAGATTATCAACTAATAATACTAATTCTCAAACAAGTGCTGCTAATACTTTGACTTCATGGAACTCTGATGGTTTTGCTTTAGGAACTGAAAATGATACTAATGGAAGTGCGAGACTTTTTGTATCATGGAACTGGAAAGCAAATGGTGCAGGTTCAGCTAATACAGATGGTTCTATAAGTTCTACAGTTTCAGCTAATACTACAAGTGGATTTTCAATAGTTCAATATTCAGGTAATGCTACAGCAGGAGCAACAGTTGGTCATGGTTTAGGTTCAGTTCCTAAAATGGTTATTGTTAAAAAAACAAATGGTGCTAAAGATTGGAATGTTTATCATGTTGGTATGGGTGCAACAAAAGGTATGTATTTAAATTTAACTAATGCAGAGCAAACACATGGTAATTGGAATAATACTACACCTACAAATACAGTATTTAGTATAGGTTCAGACGACCAAGTAAATGGTAGTGGACAAACTTACATAGCCTACTGCTTCGCAGATGTACAAGGCTTCTCAAAATTTGGTTCTTATGTTGGTAATGGAAATACAGATGGACCATTTATTTACACAGGATTTAAACCTGCTTTTCTTATGACTAAAACAATAAATGCTGCTGATGATTGGCAAATTTTAGATAATAAAAGAAATGGTTTTAATCCAAATAATTTTCAATTAGTAGCAAACAGTTCCAATGCAGAACAAACTTCTGGAAATAGAGCAGATTTGTTATTCAATGGATTTAAAATTCGTACAGGTGGTGGTTCATGGAATCCTAGTGGTGGAGCAATACTTTACATGGCTTTTGCCGAAGCACCTCTAGTCGGTACAAATAATATTCCTAACAACGCTCGGTAAACCATGCTGTTTGGATTTGATACATTTGCAAGAGTTCCTTTTGCAGCAATAGATGACCACAACAACGTTGCAGTTAATGCAACGGCTATGCCTTTAACAATAGCAGTTGGTCCTTTAGCTATTGCAAGTTCAAGTGTAATTCAACAAGCAGCCGGCGATCCTTTAACATTAAAAATTGGTAGTATTACTATTACAACTCAAGCAAATCTAACAGCAACAGCTATGCCTTTAACTTTAGATGTTGGAACTTATGAAGTTAGTGGAGCAGCATTAGTAAATGCCACTCTAAATCCTTTGACTTTAGCGAGTAATCTTGTTACAACTACTGGAGGAGCGACTGTGAATCCAGATCCTTTAGCGTTAACATGTATTGTTAATGATTTAGGTATTATAACTTGGAATCCAGTTGATCCAGAACCAAACAACGTATGGGTACCAATTAAACCTTATTAAAAATTATGGCATTTTCAGGAGATTTAAAACTAGAAATTATAGCAACCGGTGAGAAAGCTGGTCTATGGGGAACCATAACTAACGACAACTTAAAAATTTTAGAGCTAGCCTCTACTGGTTATTTTACAACTAATCAATTAGCAACTGGTGATCTAGTATTAAACCTAGCTGATGGATCCTCTGAAGGCGGTACAACAGCTACTGGTAAAAATTTATTAATAGAAGTAACAGGTACGCTGACCGCGAATCGTGTTATTACTATGCCAATCAGTGCTGAAAGAATATTTATAATTAAAGACTCAACAGACAGATCAAGTTCTAATTATACTATTGGAGTATCTAATGTAGGCGGATCGGGAACAGGTATTATATCTTTACCTGCAGGGTCATCGACAGCTTTTTATACAGATGGTTCAGGTGCAAATGCAATGAAACTTTTAGGTACTTTAAACGCAGGATTTTATAATGTAGTAGGTGGAACTAATAGTCCTTATACTGCAATAGCAGGAGATACAATTTTTGTAAGTACTTCAACTCAAGCAGCTGAAGTAGTATTACCCGCATCTCCTTCTCAAGGAGATACAATTACAATCATGGATAGTTCTGCAGCCGGTGGTTTTGCAACAAACAATTGTATTATAAACAGAAATGGTAATCCTATTAATACAGATAACACACAAAACGTAACACTTTCTACTAACAATCAATCTCTTACTCTAATTTATACTAACGCTACTAGAGGTTGGATATTTAAATCAACGAATCAATAAGGGCAACTAGATGCTCACTCAAATTAAATTTGCTCCTGGAATAGACAAGCAAGACACTAGTGTTGGAGCAACAGGTAGATGGGTTGATTCTGATTTAGCTAGATTTAGATATGGCCTTCCAGAAAAAATAGGAGGTTGGTCTTCATTACTTACCGATACAATTCACGGAGTAGCTAGAGCACAATTTTCTTTTGTAGATAAAGATGGTAATAGATATGTTGCTATTGGCACAGATAAATTTTTACTTATATATTTTGAAGGACAGTTATTTGATATAACTCCTTTTGTAGATAACAACGAAGGAGTACAAACTACTTTTGTATCTACGCTTGCAACAGATAGTACAACTGCTAAAACTTGTACAGTAACTACTGCAAATCCTCATGGTTTAATTGATGGAGACATGGTAATATTTGACAATGTAGCATTAGCTACAGCGTTGACTAACGCAGGTTTAACTAATGCAGAATTTGAAGATAAACTTTATCAAGTATTAACAGTACCTACTTCTACAACTTTTACTATTGAATCAGTTAACCAAGCAAATGCAGTGGTTGCAACAAATACATTTGGAACTACACAACCTTATGTATCTATTGGCCCATCAGAACAAACTTATGGTTATGGATTTGGTTCAGGAGCGTGGGGTGGAACTGTTACAGGTGCAGTACAAAATGATTTAGATGGAGCGTTGGCTGCAAACACAGCAGGGAACAATGGTTCAGCAACACAAATTAGATTAACGTCATCAACAGGATTTCCAACATCAGGTACTATAGCTATAGGTAATGAACTAATAACTTATACAGGCGTAGCTGGTAATGAATTAACTGGAATTACTAGAGGAACTAATGGAACGTCATCGGCAATTCATTCCGATGGAGCTATAGTTACTAACGCCACACAATACAATGGTTGGGGTGCAGCCGTTAATGCTGGAACAATTGTACTAGAACCCGGTCTATGGTCTTTCAGTAACTGGGGTGATGTATTAATTGCAACAGTTGCAAATGGTAAAACTTATACATGGGATGCATCTACTACAGCAAGATTTACAACAAGAGCATCAAGAAGAACTTTATCTCCAGGATCAAGCACTATACAAAATTCAGAATACTACACAGCAACAGGTGTATTAGATGCAACAAATACTTTAGGTGGTCAAGCCGATGAAGCAGTTGGTAATCCTACTGCATCAAGAGAAACTTTAGTATCTCCTACAACTAGACACTTAATTCATTTAGGTACAGAAACTACAGTTGGTGATCCAACAACTCAAGATAATATGTTTATTAGATTTTCAAACGCAGAACAATTAAACCAATACACACCACTAGCAACTAATGCTGCAGGTACACAAAGATTACAAGATGGTACACAGATTATGGGAGCGTTGATTGCTAAAGAAAATATTTTGATATGGACTGACAATGCATTGTACACAATGAAATTTGTTGGTGCACCTTTTACATTTGGTTTTGAACAAGTTGGTACTAACTGTGGATTGATAGGTAAGAATGCAGCTGTTGAAATTGATGGTGTTGCTTACTGGATGTCTAACAATGGTTTCTTTGCATTTGATGGTACCGTAAACTCACTACCTTGTAGTGTAGAAGATTATGTATTTGATGATGTAGATACAACTAAAGGTCAACAAATTTGTGCAGGGTTAAATAATTTATTTACAGAAGTTATATGGTGGTATCCATCACAAGGATCAGATTTTAATAATAGATCTGTTGCTTATAATTATGGTGAAGCAAAACAACCACCACTAGGTACTTGGTATACAAATACTAATACTAATTTTAACAGAACAACTTGGATGGACACACTAGTTTATCCACAACCATATGGCACAACTTTTGATAGCACAGGTAGTGCTAGTTTTCCTACAGTGCAAGGTGCATCGGGATTAGG